CTTATGGTGCAGCTACAGCCGGTTATAGAGGTGCAGCTACAGCCGGTTATAGAGGTGCAGCTACAGCCGGATATAGAGGTGCAGCTACAGCCGGTGATAGTGGTGCAGCTACAGCCGGTGATAGTGGTGCAGCTACAGCCGGATATAGAGGTGCAGCTACATCAAGAGGTTCTTCGGCATCGGGAGAAAGTGGTCTGTCTGTAGCTAGAGGTAATGGAGTGAAAGTAAAAGGTGGTATCGGTGCCGTTCTTGTGATTGCAGAAGAACATTCTAACAGCTATGAAATCAAGGATTGGTTGGCTGTTGTGGTGGATGGTGTGAATGTAAAGGCTGATACTTGGTATGAATTGAAGAATGGTGAATTAATGGAATGTAAGGACATAAAGGAGGAATAGTTATGAAAACGTGTAAAGGTTGTGCATATATGCTCAATGATAATCCTGATAAAGAAGATAAAAGGGCAATGTGTCACCATAAGAAATCACCTTGGGTTTTCACGATGGAAAAATGGGAGGCCTGTTGGCTTTACGCTGAAAAAGTTAATAAAGATAATTGGTTGGACTATAAAGAGGAGGAATAAAATGGGAAAGAAAACAATTACAAAAGAAGAATTGATAGAAATATCGAATAAGATGGCTATGGCATTGGTTTCTGAATTGAGTGATGATGAAAAGAATATTAATCCGGCTGATTTTGTTTGCGTGTTGGCCATTATGCACCGGACTTTGTTTGCTAACATAGAGGCGAAAGATGGGATTGAAAATGCGAGAAAAGAAACAGGATTCCTTGTTGAACTTGTGGAATTGACATTAGATCAAGGTGCATGGGATGAGGAAAATCAGTGTATGAAATAAAAACATAGGAGGAATCAATATGATGAAAACTTGGTTTGAATGCCGGATTCGTTGTGAAAAGGTGATGGCAGACGGGATGAGTAAAAAGGTGACTGAACCGTATTTGGTGGATGCACTCAGTTTCACAGAAGCGGAAGCGCGTATCATTGAACAGATGTTGCCGTATATCAGTGGAGAATTTACAGTGCGAGACATTAAGCGAGCGAGTTATTCAGAGGTTTTTTACACGGATGAAGAAGTAGCTGATAAGTGGTACAAAGGCCGGTTGGGATTTGTTACGCTTGACGAAAAGTCCGGAAAGGAAAAGATCACCTATACCAATGTGCTTGTACAGGCGTGTGATTTGCGCGATGCTGTGAAAAAGCTTGATGCAGGGATGAAGGGGAGCATGGCCGATTATGTCATTATGCTGATGCAAGAAACGGCAATAATGGACGTGTACGAATATGAACAGACGGAAGAACCGAACCAAGACGAAAACATCAAGAAAGGGTTGGAATCTCCCGTGATCAGTCAGTTTCTCGCGTCACTTCCGGACGGTTGCAGAACGGAAATTGTGGTGAGGGGAAAGACGTTGATTATTGATCGAACTGAAAAAGGAACGAAAGTAACTCCAAAGGAGAATAAAGAATAAAGCCGTGAGGCCTTCTGTGTGTTAATCATGATAATTAAAAATTTAAGGTTCAGACCGCCTTACGGGTTAGGGCGGTAATTTCACCCGATAGAGAGCTGAATGGTATGCTCTATGATATGCAAGTCGTTAAACTGATGAAATTCTGGGACGGTTGAAGGGTTCGATTCCCTTCTGGGTGGCTAGTGTTAGTTAATGATTGTTTAACCCAAAAGGTGAGGTTTTCACATCCTCTCTCCCTCTTGGCGAGCAATGGTTGCTGACGCTAAATAGGCAAAACATGGTGCAGTTCTGCCCGTCTGTGAAGATAGGCAGAACACTAGGGACGATAGGCCGCTGAATGGTATGCGGATTAAATCTGGACCGGTTGGGTGGTTCGATTCCATCCCGTCCCACGAAGCTTGTTTGCTTCAACTACAGTTTATTAAAAATTTAATGAAGGAGGCCGTATAATCCTGAAGCGTAGCGATGGCTGTTCCGTCTGCCAGGAAAAGCAAATGACGGAGTTCCGAAACTTGGCATAAAGGATGGTCGCTGTAACTAGGAAGCAGCCGGAGCAATCCGATAAAGTAACGCTGAATAATAGTCTTGTCTGCACCCGTGGGTGTAACTATCCGGAATAGGCGTGAGTGAAGACCATCCTTTATTACTTTAAAACGAAATATTATGAAAAAGGAAATTGAAATACCGAAAGGGTGCAGGAAGATTACCATCGAGGCAGAAGATGGAAAGATGATTGTTTCTTACGACATCCTTAATGAGCGTGAATATTATTGTAAGGAAACTAATGAAGTGGAAGAAGTGCCTTCTGTCGGGGACTTTGCTGTGTTTTGGAACGATTCGGGTCGGGATAGGGCTATAGTGTCGAATGTCGTGCTCGTTGGAGACACGGGATTTACTTCAAACGATGGGTATCATTACAAGAATGCCATCAAGTTCCGTAATTATGAACAATATCTAAAAGTGAGAGGTATATATGGCGAAGACGAACCTTAAAGATAAGCTTGACAGGGTGTTTTCGCAATACATCAGGCTCAGAGATATGATTGGGAATACACGTACCTTCCAGTGCATCAGTTGCGGAAAGATTAAGCCTATCAATCAGGCGGATTGTGGACACTATATCAATAGGCAACACATGGCGACACGTTACAGCGAAATGAACTGCAACGCACAATGCCGAAGCTGCAACCGATTCGATGAGGGGAATATGATGGGCTACCGGAGAAACCTTGTGTGGAGGCATGGAGAGAATAAGGTATTGCTGTTGGAATCCATGAAGTATGAAACAAGGAAGTACACGGAGTTTGAATATAAAGCGTTGATTGAACACTATAAGAAGGAAGTGAAACGGCTTCTGGAGGAAAAAGGACTTGACATATCATGTTTGACAAAGTAATCATCAAAGCACGCATAGATACGGCTGACATTGACACCATCGTACTCAGGAACTACTTGGAGCAATGTACGGAGGGCGACGAGCTGTTCTACAAGTCGACCGCCTATGCAAACTTTGATGGTTGTTTTATCGAAGTGAGAGGAAACACGCTGAAATGCAAGTGCTCTATAAACAAGCTGTATGAAAAGGAACAATCGGGAAAGCTGGACAACAGCAAGCCGATGACATTCCGAAATGCGGTACGTGTGATTCATTCGCTTTTGGCTAGGCTCTGTGTGAAGATTGAAAATGCTGTGGTGACTTATTATGAGGTAGGGGTTACGATGGTGATGCCTAGACCAGCCACGGAGTACATAGCACTGGCCGAGGAAGTAGGCGGAAGAATACTGTGGAACGATGCGAACTATCCGGTGGATCGTCAGAAAACTACCGAAAAAAGCAAATATTACCGAAAGGTATTGAAGATATACGACAAGACCTTTGAGGGCATGTCCAAAGGCCGGAAGGTATGCAAGAACGTGTTAAGGGTGGAGAGTATATACAGGCATCAATCCATACCGCTTGCAGAACTTATCAGCAACGAGACCATGAACAAGATAGGACGGGTGTTCTACAACGATTGGAGTGCAGCCCGATTCGTGAGGGATGTGGAGCCGTGCGGCGGCATGAAGATGAGCCAGATAGACAAGGCTCGTGAAATGCTGAGGCTAGGCATGGAACGATACCGGAAAAAGTACAAGACCATGTACCTGGAAGGAAAGATAACGAAGAAGCAATGGGAAACTATCAGGAACTTTGCAAGGTCGTGGCCATCTGAAAAGGACAATTACAAGGAAATCGAGAAGGAAGAGGAACGGGAGTTTATGGAAAAGCTATTGAAGCTGTATCAGGTAGGCTCTGTTACACCTTTTTCGAGAAAAAGATAACTGTTTGATAATCAAAAGATTAAGTAAAAGTAGAAAAGCACCATAAGGTGCGGAATTAAATGTTTGAAAATCAAATACTTAAATATATGAAGAGTGTGAATTTAACAGTTAACGGCAACTTGTCCTATACTGCCCGAAGGGTCAGTCCGGTAGGACTTCAAGGAGGGCAGTTATGAAACGTGCGTTTATATACTGGAAGACGAAAGACCGGGAACGGAAAGCGCAAATGAAAGCAGCCTTGGGAATCAAGGAAGTTTCCGTGAATGGAGAATCGGAATACAAGGGTGACTTGAAAGAGTTGGAGCCGTATATCAGCGAAGGTTTAATCAAGGTAAGAATGAAAGAATATGAAGAAGTACGAAGACCGAAAGTTTATATCAATACAAAGCAAAGTAAGCCCATCGACAGTAAAACGATTGGACGCAGTAGTAGAGCGAGGAAAGTTCGAAAGTAAATACGAACTGCTTCAATACCTCATTTCCGTATTCTTGAAGTTTGCAGACCCTGAGAATGAAGATGAAGACACGGAAGCGAAGGAGTTGGAAGAGTTTGCAAGGTTGTTTGATGGTTGGGACGATTATAGAAACAGAATTATCACAACGAAGCCGCAAGGGAATAGAAGTCTTAAACTGACGGAAATGATTTGCATCTACAGCGAAGTAGGAAAGAAAGGATATGTAGGCAAGAAGATAAGCTTTAATGCAGTAGAGACGAAAGTAACGGACAATGTGGGCAATGTATTGGATGTTGTACTAAAGAAGCTCTATCCTTCCATCTATGAGAAGTTGTTAAGTCTTACTGAGCAAGTGCAAGAGAGGAGCATAATCAAAACATTGGAGAAGTTGATGATGGAGTTGATGAAGGATGTGGACAGCGACACACTGGATAGAATCTTTGCTGAGAATAAGAATGAGATTGAGTACGGAAATGTACCGATGAAGAAACGAAAGAGAAGCATTGACGATGGCAAAGGATTATAACTACAGACGGATGATTCAGTCAGTACGATGGCAACGGCTGAGGAAGGAGAAGATAAAGATGAATCCTTTGTGCCAGGACTGCTTGGAAGTTGGCATATATACACCGGCTCAGGAAGTACATCACATTACACCATGTGAAACCGCACGAAGTGTTAGACAGATGGAAGAACTGATGTTCAGTCTTGGGAATCTCAGAAGCTTGTGCCATGATTGCCATGTGTTGACACATAAACGTCTTGCATCGCATTCCAAGGATGCACAACGGAAGAATACAGATGAGCGAAACAGAAGGTTCTTTGATAAGTTCTTCGGAGATTGAGGGGGCGGTATTTTTTTAAAGGGGGTGGTAACACTCAAATCCTCGCCCTTTCCCTTGAGAAAAATTTCTGAAAATAAATTGGGGGCTTGGGGGTGAATTTGGGGAAAATCGAGAAAATGAAAAAATAGGCATACTTAAAATATTTAACACAATGTCCAAAAAGAAAAAAGAATCGAAAGGAAAGGCTGATTCGGTACAAACACCGGAAAAGACTTTGGACGGATTGATCCGGACTTTACGACAGACGTTGACAAAGGAGAATCTGTACCGTCCGGAAATGGCGAGACAGGTGGAGTTGACTGCTTCAACGCTGATGGTGTTTCGGAAGGTGCGTGATGCTGTTATACAAGAATGCGAGAGCGTGACGATCAAGGAAACGAGCCGAGAAGGTGACGGGCGTATCAAAAACAATCCGATGTTTTTTCTTTATAAGGAAATGGCCGATTTGTTGCAGCGGAATTTGCGTGCGTTGAATATGAATAAAGAACTGACGAAGGGACGTGATGACAAGGTTAATGATGACGAAGCTGATCCTTTGGCATTGCTGATGAAAGAACAGAAAGAAGATGATTGAATCTGATGGAGGTAACGAGTAGAGAATATAAAGATGGTGTCGCGAAGGAGTTGGCCGCAGTTGACTTGGATAGCTACCAGCTTGATACGATAGACGGGCGGTTGCTCCGATATGTGTCGGGTGTGGTGGAGAATCCGGATGACCACAATTTGTACGAATTGCTGGCCGTGAAGAAGTTCCTTCGATTGATGCGTACTTATGTTTTCCGTGCCTCCAAGATAAAGAAGTTTGTGAAGCTGTATGAATCGCTGAAGTTTTCGGGGATGGACGGGAGGAAGTGCTACAAGCTGACACCGATTCAGTATTTCCAATTTGCTTCGATGCTTGGTTTCTACCGATGGGAAGATGTGGGCGATGCTGAGGGTGAACCGGACAAGGATGGAAAGACAAAGAAGGTGATGGACGGGAGACGGTATGAGTTGAGGCGGTTGGTGCGTGAGGCGATTCTGTTTGTGCCGCGTAAGTTTTCCAAGACTACTTCGACAGCTTCTTTGGCCGTGAATGAGTTTCTTTTCGGTGACATGAATGCTCAGGCTTATACGGCTGCAAACAGCTATAAACAGGCGAAGATTTGCTTCGGGGAAATATCGAAGATTATCAAGCAGCTTGACCCGAAGAAGAAATACTTCAAGGCTACACGTGAATTGCTTTCGTGGAGGGATAATAAGTTAGGAAAGGAAAGTTTCGTGGAGTGCTTGACGGGTGGTAGTGATTCTAAGGATGGTTTGAATGCTTCGCTTGGGATATTCGATGAGTATGCACAGGCTAAGTATGTGAAGGGTCATTCGGATGGTGCGGAGTTGTACCAGGTGATTGCGTCTTCGATGGGTGTGAGAAGGGAGCCGATGATGGTAATCATTACTACGGCATCGAGAGAGGAAGACGGGCCGTTTGCGCTGGAACTGGAAAATGCGAAGAAGGTGCTGCTTGGGGAGTATGAGGATGATGCGCAGTTTGCATCGCTGTTTATGCCGGATGCGTGGGAAATGGACGGGGATTCGTTGGGGAATCCGGATGTGTGGCGGAAGTGTAATCCGCACATCGGGATCACGGTGCAAGAAGGGTATTATTCGCAATGGTGGGCGAAGGCGCAACGAAGTGCGGAAACGATGTTGGAGTTCAAGACCAAGCTTCTGAATATATTCACTTCGGGCGGGGTGTCGCAATGGATTTCAAGGGCTTTGGCTCGATCCTTGCAATGTGACTTTGATATTAATGCGGTGAAAGGTCGTCCGGAATGTATGGTGGCGATGGACTTGTCGGTATGTGATGACTTTTCGGTGGTGGTGTATAATGTGTACAATAGGACACAGAAGAAGTTTTTTCTTTGGCTTGATTGCTATATACCTGATGAGGCTTTGAAGGAACATGCCAACAAGGAACTTTATAAAGTTTGGGTTGAAAACGGGTGGTTGAAGGTGTGTCCGGGTGCGGTAATCAGTCAGACGATGATTGTGGAGGATGTGTTGAGGCGAAACAGACAGGTAACGATATTGCAGATTGGATATGATGCTTATAAGGCTCAGGAGGTGATTAATGCCTTGAGTGCAGCTGTGGCGGCTGAGGGTGGAAATCCGGAAAAGATTTTGCGTCCGGTGCCTCAGACTTATGGGGCTTTTACCAGCCCGGTTGAGACTTTTGAAATGGCGGCAAAGTCGATGCCGGCACGGGTGCAGCTGAGTATGAATCCGATTTTTCCGTATTGCTTCGGGAATTGTTTCCTGGATGAGGACAAGATGAGGAACAAGAAGCCGTTGAAGCGGAAGGAGAATTTGAAGATTGATGCGGCCATTGCGGGGCTGATGACGTTTTGGCTATATAATAACTATGAACAATAAATTAGTGGAGTTATGAGTAAAAAAAATTATTTGAATCCGAAGGATGCCATAAAAGGGTATCTGGACGCTAAGGCAAAGGACGATGAACTTTTTGCAGAAATGTACAAGAAGCCGAACAAGAACATGAACGGGTGTTGGGCTTACATTGTGGGTGTGGCCAAGAAACGTGGTAATTCTGTGTGCATGACGGATGATGAGGTGTATGGGCTGGCGGTGCATTACTATTGTGAGGATGACTTGAAGGTGAACCCGATTCCGGAAGGTATGGAGTGCCGGATGAGCACAAGCGAGAACGTGCGGCTGAGCGATGCTGACAAAGCGAAGTTGAGGGCTGAGGCTGAGGCCGAGTTCAAGGAAAAGGTGCTGAAGGAACTGGAAGCGGTAGAGGCCGAGGAACGGAAAGGGAATGAAGCGGCACGGGTGAAGGCTGAAAAGGATGCAGAGAAGGAGCGGAAGCGTGCTGAGGCTGAAAGAAAGAGACGTGAGAAGGAAGCTGCCAAGGCTGAGGCGAAGCGGATGCAGACGGCAGGGATGGGTTGTCTGTTTGATTTCTGATGCCATGAAACCGAGGAGTAAAAGAGAACGGGAGGTCATGGATTTGTCAGCGAAGCTGCCTCCCATCAGCGATAAGCAGCGCAGGTATGCGGAAGAGCATTGCCATGAGGGTGTAGGGTATATGAGCGGAGGATTGGTGTGGTGTACGAAGTGTGGTTGTGAGTTCCGTTCTGAACTGAATGAAGTTTTTATGGTACAGGGGGCGGAATGTGTGTGTCCGATGTGCGGACAGAAACTGTCGGTGAGGAGCAGTACGAAAAGGAAGATAGAAGAATCGTATTACTATATGATAGTGACCACCATTGGAGGGTGGCAGGTGCTGAGGCAGTTCCAAGTGAAGCGATGGATGTGGAGAGTGACGAAGTATAAAGATAAGTCACAGCATCCGGTTTTTGAGATAAGAGAAGCTGTACAGAACTGGATTGATGAGAACGGGAAAGAGGTTATCGTGGCAAGACCAAGGGGATATTTTGTGGGATATACAGACCTTTGGCTTTTCAACAAGCCGATGGAGATACGGGGTGAATATAAGGGGTACAGCTACCATGCAGACCCGTACCATATCATTCCGTGGACAACATACCCGTATATGAGTGTGCTGCCTATATTGCGCAGAAATGGACTGAAGGGGAAATTGCCTAATGTCAACATGAAGGACTTGATGGTGAAGCTGCTGACGGACACAAGGGCGGAAACGCTGATGAAAGCCGGGCAGATGGGTATTCTACAGCTTCTGATAAACAGAGGGGGGCTGAGATATTGGAAACAGGCGTTGATTGCCATCAGAAACCATTATGTAGTTTATGATGCAAGCTTATGGGTAGATATGCTGGACAGCCTTGAGTATCTGGGGAAGGATATACATAATGCGTGCTATGTATGTCCGGAGAATATGAAAGAGGCCCATGACTACTGGATGAGGCGGCGGCGAAAGGTGGAAGCGAAGCAAATGAGTGAAAGGAAGAAGAAAGAGATGCTGTTTTGGGAAGATGAATACAGGAAAAACAAGCAGAAATTCTTCGGGGTGGAGATAACAGACGGAAGGGTAGTGATAAAGCCTGTCCAATCGGTGAAGGAGATGCAGGAAGAAGGGGATGAGATGCACCATTGCGTTGCGACAAACGGGTATTACAAGAGATTGGACAGCTTGATATTGAGTGCCAAGGATAAGGATGGAAACCGCTTGGAAACTATCGAAGTAAACTTGAAGACAATGATGGTGGTGCAATGTTTCGGGAAGTTCAACAAAACGACCGAATATCACAGTGACATATTGAATTTAATGAATAAAAATATGAACAAGATAGCAGAATGTGCATAAAAACGAAGCCTAAGTACGAAGAACTGGATAGAAGGTATCAGCGACTTTCGCATGAGAATATGATGAGGGGTCGGAAGAAAGATACGGAAAAAGGGTATGAGAAGGCACAGGGCAGGGAACAACTGATAAGAAGGGCGTTCTTTGCGGACTGCAAGAAGTATTTGAATGAAGATTTAAAACCGAAAGGATAAAATTATGAAAAACAGGAAAAGAATGTATTTGAGTTTCCCGATTACGGGAAGGGACTTGAACCAAGTGAAGGATTATGCGGAAAGTGTGAAACGTGTGTGGGTGGCCAAGGGTTATGATGTGGTGACTCCGTTTGAAATCGTTCCGGATGACGGGATGCCGTATGAATATTGCATGGGGAAGGATATTGAAGAACTGCTGAAGTGTGACGGGATTGTCCTTTGTTATGATTGGTTCGGGTCGAAGGGATGCCGGGCGGAATGTATGGTGGCTCAGATTTACGGGAAAATGATTAAAATAGACAATACGCCTTATGATGAAAGTAAAATTTAGGCTTGACAAGCATGGGCGCGGAACGACAGCGTGTCCGCATAAGTTCACCACCTTTGTAGGGAACAGGCCGAAGCGTGTGGGGAGTGATTGCCTGTTGTGCAAGTACAGGAAGCACATTGATTATGATGCCGGGATAGTGGAGTGTTTGTATCATGGGAAGAAAGGTAAGAAGTGACTGTATGTATATGGCGAAGTGTGGGTTGACTACGCTGAGCCGGTGCAAGAAGCGGACAGCGGACTTGAAGGAGTGTGACGGATGCAAGCTTGTGGTGCGTGTCACTGACCGATGGAGGATGATTGACCGGAAGCCGCACAAGAAGTGCCGTTGTTGTGGGGTGTGGCTTCAGTTGGACAGGTTTTATGGAAAGAGGGTGAAGAAGCCGGACGGGAGGGTGTATGAGGCTACGGAAGGGATTTGTAAGATGTGCAGAAGTAGAATTTACATTGAAAAAAGAAAGGAGGAAATATGGAAATGATTTTTAAATACATAGGTTACGGGCTGATGATTCTGTTCTTGGGAATTATCGGTGTGGGTGTGTTCTTGTTCTACATCGTGAGAAGGGTGATGAAGGGGGAGGAAATGCTGGAGGTTGAGACGGATGATTGGTGTGATGATTCCTTGATTTCTGATTTATGATTTCTGATTTATGAGTGGGTGATTTTTACCTTCGGGCGAAACATCCCCATAGCCACTTCGCAAGGGGGAGGTTTGGGAGGCAACCGAATACGCTTTAATGGTGGAAAGGTGACGGGTGGCGGTTAAATCCGTCACCTTTTTTTGTGTTTGATTATGATGAATTGGATAGATAGATTTTTTAAGCGTGAGGCGGCTGTGGTTGAGGCTCAACCTAAAGCGGCTGTGGGTGCGGACTACAAACAGAATGTGGTGTGGGCGAATACTCCGACACGGGCGATGAAGATTGCGGCTGTGTTCCGTGCCGTGAATCTGATCAGTTCGGGGCTTGCTTCACTGAGACTGGAGTACAAGCGGAAGGACAGGGTGAAGGGTTACTTCAAGACGGACGATGGCATCGGTGGAAAGAAGCTGAATTATCTTCTTTCGGTGCAACCTAACGGGCGGATGAATGCTTCGGTTTTTCTGAAAAACTTGGTGTCGCAGATACTTCTGCAAGGCAACGCTTATGTGCTTCCGGTAAAGAACATCTATGGTGATGTTGAGGCGTTGTATCTGCTGACACCGGGTAGCGTGGCGCATGATGTGTATACGAACAGGTATCATGTGGCGGATGCGGTGAACATGATTCAGGGTGTGTATGGTGCGGATGAGGTTCTTCACTTCAAGAATATCAGTGATGACGGGGGCTATACGGGTATTTCGACCATCCGATATGCGGCCTTGACGCTGGGGATTGCGGCAACGAGTGACAGCGAGACGTTGAAGCGTTTTGCAACGGGCGGAAGGTTCAAGGCTATCTTGAAGAACAATACTTCGACCAAGGGTTGGGGTGAGTACCAGGATGGGCAGCTGAAAGCGCACGGGGAAGACTTGCAGGATGCCATCAATAGAGGGGATGATATTTTGGCGGTGAAGGGTGATGTGGATGTTTCGCCTTTGTCCATGAGTTCGGCTGACATGCAGTTCTTGGAATCGCGGAAGTTTACGATCAGAGAGATTGCACGCTTTTTCAACGTACCACCTTCCAAATTGATGGATGATTCAAACAGCAATTATAAGAGTGTGGAAGTGTCGAACATCGCTTTTTATACCGAGGCCTTGCAACCGATTGTGACGGAGATCGAGCGTGAGTTTTCGGCCAAGTTGCTGAATGAGTTCAACTATCAGGATTATAAGTTCTGCTTTGACCTTTCGGCTCTGTATGCGCTTGACTTGGAATCGAAGGCTCGTTGGGACAAGAACAGGCTGGAGAATGGTATCGTGAGCGTGAATGACCTCCGTAGGGAACGTGACGTGGAACCGGTGGAAAAGGGGGATGATGTATATCTGAGCGTGAACCTTGCTCCAATCGGGAGTGTTAAGCTGAATGGGGAGAAGATTTCTGATGTTTGATTTATGATTTATGATTTATGATTTATGAGTTATGGGTTTGAAAGTAGTGACATTGGAGGAACTGAAAGCGCAAATGCGTGAGGATTGGGACGGGGAAGATGAATTGATCCGTCTGTATGGTGAGGCGGCTGAGGATGCTGTTATCGGTGCCACACGGAGAACTTTTGAAGAGTTGGTGTCGATAGGTGAGAGTGAGGGTAGCAGTTTCCCTTCACGATTGAAAGTGGCGGTGCTGATGCTTGCGGCACATTCGCACCGGAATCGTGAACCGGTGGCGGCTGTGGCGCAGAATGCGGTGCCGTATGCACTGGAGATGTATATCAAACCATACGTTAAGTTATCGGAGAGGGTTTTATGATTTATGATTTCTGATTTATGATTTCTGATTTATGATTTCGGCGGGGAAATTGGCGGATAGGGTGACGATTCTTGTTCCTTCGACTGCACAAGGTAAGTTCGGGGAACAGGTGACAACGTGGACTGAGGCACGGACGGTGTGGGCTAACGTGGTGTTCCAACGTGGGGTGCATGCGTTGACAGCGGGTGAATCGTGGTTGACGGGTAGTATATCTGTAACCATGAGGGATAATGACGTGATACATGACCGATGTAGGTTAAAGTGGGACGGGAAAACGTATCTGATTGAAAGTTTCAACCGAAGCGGACGGGATGGAAGTATTGCGATTGTGGCTACGAAGGTGGATGAGGGGAATAATTCTTCAAATGATAGTTGATAAATGATAAATGATAGATATTGAGTAACCGAATTTCACCTTATTGAATGAATTATGGGAATTGCCCGATTTTGGGGTAAGTAATAAGAAGGAAGTTATGAACAAGGAAAAACAAGAAATACGCAGTGGTATAGGCGGTAAGTGGAAACCGGTGCTCCGTGAAGCTGTTGAAGGTGGTGGCGAGAGCCGGACGATTGAGGGTTATGCCATCGTGTTCGGTGTGGAGAGCCGGATTCTTTCGGACTATTGGGACAACTACAGAGAAGTCATTGAACCGGGTGCCATAACTGAAGAACGATTGAAGGAAATGGACATCAAGATGACGATGTACCACAACCGGGAAAAGATTTTGGCACGCAGCACCAATGGCGAAGGTACGCTGAAACTGACGGTGGATGATGTGGGTGTGAAGTATAGCTTTGATGCTCCGAACACCGTGGACGGTGATACAGCACTGGAACTTGTGAAGCGTGGTGACTTGTCGGGAAGCAGCTTCATGTTCTGGACTGATGAACGGAACGTGAGCTATGAAAGACGGAGTGATGACATTATGCTGAGACGGGTGAAGACCATCGGAATGATTTATGACATGACGATTGCGGCTGATCCGGCTTATGAACAGACTAGTGTTGCAGCGCGTGAGGCTTACTCTCAATTTGAGAAGAAGGAAAAGCCGTTGCACAACAATGTGAAGCGTGAGCTGGAGAAGTGGAAGCGTGAATTGGATTTGATGGGTTATTAATGTTTGGAATAATTTTAAATTTTTGAGTGAATATGAAACAGATTAAGAAGAGTGTAACCGAGTTGTTGAACGAGAGAAATGCGATGCTTGCAAAGCGTGAGCAAATCAATATCCGTATGAATGAGATTGCTGATGCAGCGAAAGCGGCCAAGCGTGAACTTTCGGCTGAGGAAAATGTGGAATATCAGAAGTTGCAAGTTGACTTTGCCAAGTTGGGACGTGAAATCGCTATGAATGTGGATGCGGTGAACTACATGAACGCAAAGCCGGAATTGAAGAAGTCTGTGAATACGTTGCTCCGTGAAGCGTTGCTTGAGGCCAAGAAGTCGGGAAAGACTGAGTTTGTGCTTCAGCGTGAAATCAATACTACCTTGACCATTGATGAAGGTGGCTTGATTCCGGTGACGGTGAAGGATGTGATCGAGCCCTTGGAAATGGGTTTGATTTATGGTCAGGTGGGAATCCCTGTACAGACGGGTGTTGTGGGCAATATCCAATGGCCGGTGCTTGGTACGGTTGAGGCTGAAATCGTAGGTGAAACCGTGGAATTGGCAGATACGGAACTTGACTTGAGCAAAATCAATGCGAAGCAGGTGCGTGTGGGCATTTCGTTCACAGTTAGCAATCAGGCCATCAACAATGCGGACGTTGACTTGGTGGCATTGATCCAGAACCAAGCCCGCCAAGGTTTGGCAAGAACCTTGAACCGTGTGGCATTCTCGCACGAAAACTTTACGGGTGATTTCCATGGTCCGTTTGCCGGTGCCAAGGCTCAGGTGACTTTTGCCGGTGATACTCCGACACTGAAGGAACTTTTGGCCATGAAGGGTGCTGTGGCCGGTGAAGGTGTGCAGATGATCGGTTTCTGCTATGTGATGAGTGAAGCGATGAAGGCGAAACTGGAAGCTACTTCGGTGGATGCCGGCAGCGGTAAGATGATTGTCGAAAACGGACGCATTGCGGGTGCATATCCGGTATTTACTACCGAATACATCAACTATGGTGCAAGCAAGACCAAGGCCGGTGAAGAATATATCGCAGCGGGTGTGTTCGCTTATCTTCCGTTGAACCAGCACGGGGAATTGAGAATGGTGGTTGACCCGTATACTCAGGCGAAGAAGGATTGTGTAGTGATTACTTTGAACTCTGACTGGAGTATGACTACTCTCCGTAAGGAAGCGTTTGCATTGGGTAAGACTACTCCGGCTTAATTATGGTTCTTATGAACAAGTCTCATAGTATTTAAGGTTTAATGTGCAGAAAGGCTGCTGTAGCAATGCAGTGGCCTTTCTTAAAAATGATTCTGATGGCAAGGAAACGCTCGTTTACGGGGAATTTCAGTGGTGTACAAGGTCGCTTTGATGTTAACTAGGAGGTTGACAATCGGGAGTTTGTGGACATGCTGGAACGGCTTCAATATAAGAACATCGTGAAGAGTTCGGATATTCGGAAGGTGTTTGCTAGGGTGGCCAAGCCCGTAAAGACCACGGTACAACAAGCGGCACGGGCTTCGATGCGTAAAGACCCACGTAAGGCATGGAAAGGTGTACGGGTGATTACGTTGAAAGGCGGTAAGGGTGTAGTTGTTGGTTTGCTGAATCCTAGAAAGGATGGTAATGCAATGGCTGTTCCATCACGACCGACAGGAGGGAAAAGCGGAATCCGAAGACATAGGAAAAGGAGTGATAGAACAAATCAAGTGGACGGGTACAGAGGTGCAGACAGAAGCTTTATCCTGAGAATGCACAACCAAGGGACGACAGCCCGTTTTGCCGGAACACGTGACGGGAACATGAGAAGGGCTAACCGTGGCCAACTGACCGCAAAGCGTTTCTTTGACCGAGCCGAGCCTGGCATGAAGCAAGCATCGAAGTCATTGGCGCAAGAACTTGGAAAGATTATTGAAAAGAAAGCTAATAAGTCATGAGTATATTAATAGGTCTTCACATTAAGAGAGTATTGGAAAAAGAAGATGCGGTAACTCGTTACGTTGGGAATCGTATCTTTCCGCTAGTTGTTCCGCAAGGCGTGGAATCTTTCCCTTTCATCGGTTATGACATGACTGGAGGAACGGGTGATTCTACAAAGGATGGGACAACGGATGATGTATCAACGGTAAGGGTTGCTGTAGTATCAAAGAGTTACGAAGAAGCGATATTGATTGGTAATGCTGTTAGATACGCTTTTGAGGGTAAAACAGCCGACTATGAAGAGTTTTCCGTGACTGAGTGTTCCAATATAACGTATAATGACGAATATGTAGACGATTTGGATGCTTATGCTTTAGAGTTGAACATAGACTTCCGGACGGAGGATTATTGATATAGACTTAATGTTTAATGTGGGGGCGGTGGGATTTTCCTTCTGCCTTTTTTTATTTGAATAGTTATGAGTGATATTTTATCAAGATTGCTGTTAGATACAAAGCAGTATGATGCGAGCTTGCAGAAATCGAAAAAGAGTAGCAATGATTTTGCTTCAGATATTGGAGGAAAAGCGGCCGCGGCTGTTGGAAAGTTTGCAGCCGGCTTGGGTGTTGCTATGGGTGCGGCTGAAGCGTTTGATAAGATTATAAAAAGTAGTCAAACGACCGGTGACAAGTACGCAGAAACATTACAGACTTTAAAAGCTGGTGTCGATTCGTTCTTTTATTCGATTGGTAGCGGAGATTGGAGTTCTTTTCTGACGGGTATGGATACAGTAATAGCAAAAGCAAAAGAAGCTTATGCAGCTATGGATCAGTTGGGAAATGCTCAAATGAGTTTTGGTATAGCTCAGGCAATCAATCAAAGAGATATTGCAGAGGCTCAACTGTTGGCTAAAAACAAGTTTGCTCCATTGGATGTTAGAACAGAGGCTTTTGGGAAGTGGGCAACGGCTATTGGAACACAAGAAGGGCAAAGCTCACAGTTAAAAGATGATATTCAGGAGTACATAACAAAGGCTGTTGAATCAAAAGCCGGAATAAAAAGCTTTGAAGCCAATATGGATAATGTTATGAAAGGCTTACTTCTTGACATTCAAAACAAAGCTTCAAGAGAAAGGCTTAAAGACGTTTATTCGGGGCAATATAGTGAGTTTGAGAAGGAATTGGAAGCAGCTTCAAAAGAGAACGCAAGAAGAAAACAATCTTCTAATATGTTTGAACGGGCTACGGCTGAAAGTTATTATGAAGATGCGATTAAAAGGCTAACAACTAAATACAATGAGGCAATAACGGTTCAGTCTTTACTTGTTAAGTATGGTGATGATGATTTGCAAGCCATCGGAAACCATGTAAAAAGCATGATTGGCTTAGATAACTCTATAGCCATGTTGAAAAGAAAGTACAACGAAACAGCCAACGAGTTCAACAATGCAAATAAGGGTGTTGCGGGTTTTGAACCATTGAAAGCCTTTGAAGGTTATACTGTGTATTCAGGGAAAAGTGAGGCAGCAAAGAATTTCACGCCTAAAGCTTCAGGGGGAAAAAGTGCGGCTAAAATGCCGATTGTTGTGGGACAAGTACATTATGATACACCGATAGGGAAAAAGATGTTGGAAGCGATGAACGGGAAGACTTTTGAACCTATCAAAGTGCCGATTGAAATTGAAGGTGAGAATATAACAGAAGAACCGATTCCGATAAACAAGGAGGCGGTGAAGAATGTTGATGACTATGTGAACAGCATCAATGCGCTGAGTAATGTGATGACTGCACTGAACACGCAGACGGTGGAAGGTGCGGCCGGTTGGCTTTCGTGGGCGGGATCATTGATGACCGCTTCGGCTATGGCTGTGGATAGCATCCGGAAAGTTGTAGAGGCGAAAACAGCCGAAACGGTTGTAAATTCGGCT